GGAGCTTGTCTAAAGATTTCTGCACCAGAAGGCGATCCAGGAAGCTTTTACAAATCCAAAATCGCCGACGTCTACACGCACTATGCAACTCGCGGAGTCGTCTTAGAAGGTGCAGTGTTTGAGAGCTACCTCGAGAACGTCCATGCGGAGAACCATCGTTCGCATGGAATGGATACAAGTCATACTTATACGACAGGCGAGCACAACGGAATTATCTCGAACATAAACATCATGCACCCAAACTTCTCACGCAATAAGGGAGCAGGTTTGAGATGCACGTATAGTACGAATGTCCAATTTGGATCATTCGTCCTTAACGCGGAGGGTGGAGTGCTTGCACCCGACGGATTGCGCTACGCCGCTGCAAACAACGGAGAGAATACAGGAGAGGCATTGTTCGTCATTCCGAGCAACGGTTATGGATCTTTGCTTGTGGGCAACGAAGTTAGTTCAGATGGGTCTACTTGCTACCGTGCTTTCGAAGGTGGGCAATGGGTGACTTACGGGAAACCCTGTCTTTATCTACTTTCTGGCCACGCAAATGTGATTGAAAAAGATGGACATTGCTCTTACTACGGCAGTGCAGCAACTAGTCCGATGCGTGTCCGTAAGTAAACCCATCTAAGGACCCACCTTAGATGGGGCGCGGAGCCGAATTGTCGCCTTATCCCCCGCGACGTGTATCGGCTCCGCGCACTTTATTTTCGCTTGCAATATGCGTGAGTGTGCAATAGTATACGCGCGTTAACTGCAAGAGGCCAACCATGTTGAAGGATATATTTGAATTCACCGCCGCGTTTTTGATGTTTATCTTCATGCTCGCGGTTGTTACAATGGCAGTCTACGATCTAATTCAACTTTACCAAGGGAAATTGTGAACATCCACATCACTAAAGACGGCGCGGTTAAAGTTGATGATCGCGTTGTGGGAATGGTAAGGAACGTTCCTTTACAGGGATGGGTTTATAAACACTATCGATTCGGGATGCGCGAGACAGACCCGATGAAAGACTACGATCAGTTTTTGGATAAGCTCACTGGCTTCTTACAAAAATCATTTGCATAACTTGGCGCTTGTGTTAGTATACAGTTGTTAAGCGGGCATCGCACCGGCCCCGGAAAGGAATACAATGGCTAAGCGCGAATTTGTGCCGTCAGAACTTCAACAGAAGTTCTTTGACTTCGTTGTCAACGGCAAAGGCAACTGTAACCTCATCGCAGTCGCAGGCAGCGGCAAGTCCACAACTTGCATCCGCGCCCTCCCCCTCATCGATCCGACAAAGACCGTCAAGATGCTTTCGTTCGGCAACCGTATCGTCAAAGACTTGCGCGGGAAGGTTATCGAGCTCGAAGAAGAAATGGGACGAAAATTTCCTAACGTCTTTGTGTCGACCTTCCACTCAGTTGGATTCTCTGCGCTGCGTTATTACTTCAAGCGCAAGGGGATAAACGGTGAGAAGAATGAACACAAACTGCGTAACATCCTCCGTACCGTTCTCTCGGACGAAGAACAGTTCCTTTACACTAAGTTCGTAGTGGATCTCGTGAAGTATGCAAAAGGCGGCGGTCTTGGTATTCCGGGCGTCGCAGAAGCGTCAGCTGAAAATTTCATGGAGATCGTCGAACATCACGATATGATGCTTGAGTCCAAGGACGCAAAGATGGACCGTGCGTTGCATCTTGCTAAGGCGCTCTTGGCTAAGAGCATCAAGGTCTGCCGTGACGAAGGTGTCTACGATTTCGATGATATGATTTACATGCCTTTGTACCTGGATCTGAATCTGTGGAAGGAAGACATCATTATTACTGATGAGGCGCAAGACATGAACCGCGTCCGTCGTGTGATGGTTGCGCGTATGATGAAGAACACCTCGCGCGCGTTCTTCGTTGGTGATCCGAAGCAGGCTATCTTCGGGTTCACTGGCGCCACAAACGATGCTATGGAAATTATCAAGAAAGAGTTCCGTTGTATCGATCTTATGTTGAACGTCAGCTATCGTTGCCCACAGGCAATTGTCCCGAAGGTCAAGTCCTTGGTGCCTTATTTCGAGGTCTACGAAGGTAATCGCCACGGTGACGAATTTGACATTAAGTTCGAAGATTTGATGGAAATCGCTGCCGAGCGTGATGCGGTCCTGTGCCGTAATGTCGCCCCGATGGTGAGCCTGGCCTTCAAGCTTATTGGTAAAGGTCGTCCTTGCCATGTGCTCGGTAGCGAGATCGGTAAAGGACTAATCACGCTTATCAAGCGTATGGAGGCGCAGAACCTCGAGCAACTGAAAGGTCTTGTCGAGAATTGGCGCGACCGTGAGGTCGAGGCGTTGCTTCTCAAAGAGAAAGAAGATAAGGCTGCAGCGGTTGCCGATAAGGCGGAGTGCATCTTCGTACTTATCGATAATCTGCCTGAGACAATGCGGACTATTGACGGTCTTATTGCCCGAGTGGAAGCGTTGTTCCAGGACGAGGACAACACGCTCTGCCTGTCGAGCATCCATAAGGCGAAGGGCCGCGAATGGGAGAATGTGGTCATTTACTGCCCCGATCGCATGCCATCCCCTTGGGCTCGCAAGCCGTGGATGCGTGAACAGGAATCGAACCTCGAATATGTAGCGTACACCCGCGCCATGAACGCAACCATGTATCTTCCGGAGGTGGCGTGATGGATTATATTTTCATTGCAATTGGAATTGTAGTGTTTTCGTTCATGTTTGGATTCACCATCGTCTATGGAATTTGCATTGCTGTCTGGTGGTGTAAATTGAAGATTCAATGGTGGTTGGAGGATTGGCGCAAATGAGACGTCGCAAGTGGAGACGTGATCCTGACGAGCCTCAGGCATTCAACACGGTTGAAAAGCTTGTGTTTGGGGTGCTGGTCGTGGTATTGGTGGTGTTCTGTTTCAGTCTTTAGGAGGGGTTATGGACGATCTTATTCTCGATCTTGAGACGTGGATGGCTAATTGTGTCCGTGCCCAGGATGCCGGTAAGGCTGTTGGCGAAGCAGTTACCAAGGCCGTAGGCATTAACGCCAGCTACGCGCTCATGACTGCTATTCACGAAAAGCGCCTTCGGATGGTAAAACTTGGCGATAACGTGATTGCCCCACCCTCAGGAAATGAAGGGTTCATTCTTGGCTTTGAACGCGTAGGCCTCAAAGTACCCGATGGTGTTGAGGCACCTGATTCATTTCCTAAGTAAGCAGGAAAATTCTGCTGACTCCAAATAACTGCCATTGCAATGTAGTTTGCGACCGTTTATGCTATGCGCTCGCTTACAGTTCAAGTCTGGTGGCAGCGTATGACAGCACAACAAGAGTTTGAAGCAACTTATGTGACCTCGAGCGAAATTGCTCGTAGGCTCGGTGTCACTCGAGCGGCTATTATTCAGGCACGAAAAAAAGATATATTGCCTGATCCGATTATGGTGGAGAGTCACTTGACTATTTGGAAGCGTGCCTTCATCGAACCTTACGTTGACGCTTGGCAAAAGAAACGGAACGCGCGCATCGGGATCTAAACTATGAATTGGGCCCAAATTCCTTGGGACCTCCGTAGCCGTGATCAGTGGTGCGTAGCAGCCTCTCCTGGCATGTATTCTGAGAAAGGCAAAGAGCCGCTCGGTATAGATGACAGTGGGCGTTTCTACCTTGCTTCTTCCACCCAACCCGGAACATGGATGTCATTCGAGCAGGCGGCTAATGCTGCTCACGCCAGGGGTCTGCATGTTGGCTATATGCTGCATGAAGAAGACCCTTTTACTTGCATTGACTTTGACGTTAAAGACGCACAGAACGCTCCCACTAAACCTGATACATGGACCACACGAGAAGAGATTGAAACCTATTATACTTATTTCCGTCAATTCGACAGCTACAGCGAGTCTTCTGCATCCGGTAAAGGTTTGCATGTTTGGGTTCGTGGTAAAATCGGTGAAGGTGTAAGGCGCAAGGGTATCGAGGTCTACAGCCAGGACCGGTTTATGATTACCACAGGAGATGTGGTAAACGCTAAAGCTATTGAAGATCGCGAGCTCATGATCAAGAGCTTTGCTGAATTTATTCGTCCGAAGGGCATTGCAGACGACGTAGTATTGACGGAAGAGGCCGAACAAGCTGATGATTTCTATGTTCTAAAAACTGCCATTAGGGCAGAGAATGCAGAAAAATTCCTTAAGCTTTGGAAGGGTGACTGGGAGGATATGGGTTATCCTTCACAGTCGGAAGCCGACCTTGCACTCATGTCAATGTTTACCTTCTACAGCCCTTCTAACGCGCAATGCCGACGGTTGTTTCGTGAATCGGGTTTAGGAAAACGAGATAAGGCTACTAAAGATGATCGTTTCTTAAACTATACGCTGCGTACGATCCGAAACCGTATGAGAAATGAACAGGCGGTTGAGTTTAGCGCTATCACCATTGCAGCTGAAGCTATGGTTCGTGACCGTCAAACGCAACTTGCTGCAGAAGAACTAGCACGTATTCAAGGTGATCAACAAGGCCCTACTGAAATCGTGCCATTACAGGTGCCGGGCCAGGCTGTACCTGTAGCGCAACTCCCTAACACTGCAGCGGCGCTAGCGCGTGCTGCACCCGTGCACGCTACCGTTGTTGCTGCAGGGGAGGACGGTATTGCATGGCCACCCGGTGTAGCGGGACGCATTGCGCAATTCGTGTATCGTAGCTCATTTTTGCCAGTTAAAGAGGTATCGGTTGTCACTGCAATTGGCTTGCTCGCAGGCTTGTGCGGTAAAGCTTGGCATATTCCTATGTCAGGCCTGAATATGTACGTTGTCCTTGTTGCTCGAAGTGCCATTGGTAAAGAAGCAATGAACACAGGCTTAAGCCTATTGGTCAAAGAAGTTACGAAACAGAATCCACCGTTTGCTAATCATGTGTGCTTTGACGATTTTGCGTCAGGTCCTGCACTGACTAAATATACTGCTACGCAATCGTCATTCGTTAACATTTCAGGCGAATGGGGACACAAACTCAAACGCATGGCTAAGTCGGAAGACGGACGCGACCAGGCTATGACCACATTGCGTCAGGTAATGACGAATCTTTACCAGAAGTCTGCGCCTTCGTCTATTGTTGGTGGCATCCGTTATTCGCAGGCTGACAACAACGCCCAGTCAGTTACTGGCGTAGCATACAGTATGATCGGTGAAACTACGCCTAGTACGTTCTATGAAGCGCTTACCGAGAACATGATGGAAGACGGTTTCTTATCACGTTTCCTGTCAATTGAGTATACTGGCGATCGTCCCGACGAGAACAGGAACATTGTCATTGTACCTGACTCAGCACTCGTTGAAGTTCTATCTAATATCTGCACTGCCGCCCATCGCGTGGCTACGTTTACCGCCCCGAGCATGCAAGTTGGACGAACTGAAGAAGCTGCATATCTAATGCAAGAGTTCAGTGATGAATGTACTGCACAGATTCGCGGCTCACAGAATGAATCTTTCCGACAGATGTGGAATCGTGCTGCACTCAAATCGATGCGTCTAGCAGCATTGTTGGCAGTAGCCGACCACCATCTCTATCCTACAATTAGCGTTGATCACATTACATGGGCTATTGACGTTGTTCGGCGCGATATTGCTATTATGAAGGGACGCCTGGAGGCTGGCGATGTGGGCACTACCGATCAATCACGGCATCGTAAAATGTCGTCGGTTCTTAAACATTATGTTCATAACGACCTACCTGAAGGTCGTGCCAAAGACCAACGTTTCAAAGACCAGCGCATTGTCACTCGCGAATACCTTCAGGTATATACGCGCGGCAGCATGGCCTTCAACAAATTCCGTGGCGGTGCAGTTCAGGCACTTAATCTGACAATCCAAGCTTTTATCGACATGGGTTATCTTGCTGAGGTCGAGAAGAGCAAGGCGGTCAAAGATTTTAGCTTCCATGGAAAGTGTTACCGTATCCTTAGCGTGCCTGATACAGAACTAGGAGATGAGAAATGATCGAATTTGACGTGATGGTTCGTAAGCTCTCAAAGCAAGGTAATCTCATTGCGCAGTCGTTGACTCCGCAGAAGGCAGCGGCGTGGCATCATTCGTCTTGTTTGATGGGTGAAGCCGGTGAGTTACTTGAAGGTTTGGGTGACCACGAGAATATCATCGAAGAACTTGGCGACCTCGAGTTCTACATGGAAGGCCTGCGCGACGCGATTGGAATCTCTTTTGAGACAGTTATTGAATCCATTAGCGAGATGCGAACGGTGTGCCGGCTCGGTTATATCGAAGGGATTGTGGTCGAGTCTTGCAAGGTGTTTGACGCCACCAAGAAGTGGATTATCTACGAACAAGACCTTAACCGTGCCAAGCTAACCGAAGCGATGGCCCGATACGAGTTCTACATGGCTTGTTTCCGTGGCAGCCGAGACATTTCTCGTATCGAAGTTCTCGCTGCCAATCAGACTAAGCTCGCCAAGCGCTATGGTGCCAACTTCGAATACACGAACGCAGCAGCGCAGAAGCGAGCAGATAAGCAGCCGTAAACTGAACACTTGCAGGCTTGCGCCTGATAGTATACCGTTGCAACCCTTAGTTCAAGAGTGTGGTGCGGTTCGACTCCGCCTCGCTGGCCGAGATCGGGTGAGTTAAGTCACGGTTCGAATCCGTGGACGCCTTGCTGATAACGTAAGACGAGCAAGCGTTTTGAAAGCCGCCAGAGGTGGCGGGGCCAATTGTTTAACGAGAAGGAATTGTGTTGTGAAGCCTGGTAAGAAGATGCAAGCACGCTTGCAGCGACGCATGTCTGGTATGACGGCAACGCTTAAGTCTACCAAACAACCGGCAGCGTATAAGATGCCGGGTTCCAACAAAAAGCGTTAGATGTACTGGCTTCTAATGCGACGCTATGTTATGTTTATTGCATAACATAGGAGGTCAAATGTCGGAAATTCCTGATTCCAAAGCAACGGTTGAAACTCTTGCTCTTTGGTATAAGACGCGCGAAGAGCTTGATAAGCTTAAGGCGAAAGAAGCATTGCTGCGTCCGGTGATTTATAAGACGTATTTTCCAAATCCGTCTGAAGGTACTAACACGTTCGTTCTGCCGGACCAGTACCAACTGAAGGCAATTCGAAAGATTGATCGGAAGGTGGACGAAGCGACGATGCATCAGTTCAATGCACCGATCGAAGGCAAGAATGTCAGCAAATTTGAAGAAGTTGAAGTTAGCTCGAGCAGGCTTTTTAAGCCGAAGTATGAGCTAGTTATCAGCGAATATCGCAAGCTGACTGAAGAACAATTGAAGGTTGTAGACCAAGTTCTTATCATCAAAGACGGCATGCCGCAGTTGGATATCACGCCACCTTCTACGCGTGCTCCGAAGAAGTAAAGATGGGTCACAAACATAAACCTTCTCCGAAACGTTCAGGGCCATTGTACGATGCGTTCGTGCAATGGTTCAAAATCTCAGAAATATCGTTATACAGTCGTGCTGATGCGTGGAGGGCATTCCATGCCGGTTTTCTGCATACAATGAGGACGAATAATGTCAAAGCAATTCAAACCGATGTTAGCGTCCAGCGAAATGCCGAATCCGATTCGGTTCCCGGTATATGCATCGTACAAACTCGACGGTGTTCGTGCTATGGTACGAGACGGTATCCTTGTCTCTCGTGCGTTGAAGCCGATCCGGAACGAGACAGTTCAGGGATTGTTGGGGAGCTCTATTCTCGAGGGCCTGGATGGGGAGCTCGCGGTTGGAAGTCCGACGCACAAAAACTTGATGCAGATAACCACAAGCGGAGTTATGTCGCAGGACGGAAATCCGGACTTCCGATACTTCGTGTTCGATATTACGAATCTCCCAAGCCTCGAAACTTACGCCCTAAGGCTGGAGAAGCTTTACAGCGCGTTCAACAACAAATCGTGGACGAACAACATCTCGAATCGCATCATTCTGCTCGAGCAAAAGCTAATCGAAAATCAGCAAGACCTCGATACTTTTGAAGCTGAAGCGCTTGCACTAGGGTATGAAGGCGTCATCTGCCGCGACCCTGCCGGACTGTATAAATACGGACGGGCAACCGCGAAGCAAGGCTGGATGTTTAAGGTTAAACGCTTTGTAGACGGCGAAGCCCGCATTGTGAGATTCAAAGAGGAGATGCACAATGCTAATGAAGCGTTTGTGGGCGAGCTTGGGCAGACGAAACGTAGCAGCCACCAAGACAACAAGATTGGAAAAGGCACCCTCGGAGCCTTCGAGTGTGTGGATTTGGTTACTGGCGCCGATGTTAGTGTGGGCACCGGATTCACCGCTGCTCAACGGGCTGCCTTTTGGCAGCGACGAGAAGAACTCATCGGGAAACTTGTCAAGTACAAGCACTTCCCTCACGGAGTGAAAGACTCTCCGCGCCACCCTGTTTTCCTGGGCTTTCGTGATCTGGAGGATATGTAGATGTTTAACACTCGCCATAGCGATACCGACGAGCAGGTTACTCGACGCTGGAATCGTCAAGCACATCGTCCCGACGAAACGGTTCGCGATTCGACGTTGAATTACATTCAAGCCGACTTCAAAAAGAACGGCCGTAAGTACGCTCCTGATGATCGTGATCGTGTTGTCAATATCTTGGTACTGGCAGGGCGTCTACGCGAACTGCCATAAAGGTTCTGCTTGTGTTCTGTTAAGCGAAGCGTTAAGGTCACCAAATGAGCATCCTCAACACTATCACTACCGGCGTCAGCCGCACGGGCCTTCGCATTGTTATTTCTGGTCTCGAAAAGATGGGTAAAACCACGCTAGCCACTGGAGCGCCCGGTGCAGTGCTAGTGCCACTCGAGATTGGTTATGGTGGTGTTTCGGTCGCCAAGACCAACATGCTACAGACTTTCGAAGAAGTCGAAATCTTTATGGCTGAAACGCTGCACTACGCGAAGCTGAACCAATTCCCCTATAAAACGATCATCTTCGACAGTGCTACGGCGCTCGAGCGTCATATCCATGACCACATTATTCGCCGCGATCCAGCCTTCAAGGCTAGCGGCGGTAAGAAGACTGTTACGATGGAATCGGCGCATGGTGGATATGGTAAAGCCTACAACCTCGCTAACGAAGAATTTGACCAACTTCTCGCCCAATTTGACCAGTTGGCAGTCTATGCTGGAATCAATATCATCCTCACCTGCCACGTATTCTCGAACAAAATCGTGGACCCAACATCGGGTGAATATGACTCGTGGGATCTACTTCTTCACTCCCCGAAAAACTCAAAGACCTACGGCAAGCGTGAGCGCATCACGCAGTGGGCAGATATCATCGGTTTCCTCTACGAGCCGGTGTTTGTGACTGACGGTAAGTCAATGAATCGTGCAACGTCGCAAAACAAGGGGCGCGTCCTCGGACTGAGCCGCACTCCCAATTATCTGGCGGGAAATCGATTCGGTATGGTGGGTGAACTATCCATCCCGGCGCCGCCGCAGAATGGTAATACGGCTAATTGCTGGAATACGCTGGCACAGGCTCTTCACCAGACTACGGGAATCGACGTCTTCAACCGCAATGTCTAAACTCTAGGAGTTATTATGGTCGCTCTGAATATCGATGTCCGCCAGATTGAGCCGGCAGCCGGTTTTGATCCGGTGCCTGCGGGCTGGTACAAGGTTATGATTGATGAGTCGGGTCCGATGACTCCGGCGAAGTCCAATCCTCAACACGCTTACCTTCCGATTCGTTTTACGATCGTTGAAGGGCAGTACAAGAACAAGAAGTTGTTTGCCCGTCTCAATCTTATCAACGGAAACGAGCAGGCTAAGCAGATTGCTTATCGCGAGCTTAGCGCAATCGGTCATGCTGTTGGCGTGCTCAACATCGAGATGTCCGAGCAGCTCCACAATAAGCCGTTGTGGGTCAAAGTCAAGGTCTCTGGTGGTCAGAAGAACGAACAGACCGGCGAGGTTTACGAAGACAAGAACGAGATTCAGTCGTACAAGGGCATTGATTTCGTTCCGCCGAACTCTGGCGCCGGCCCCGCTGTTAGCGCGGGTCCTGTGGTGCCCCCGGTTGCTACGGCCCCGGTTATTCCCCCGGTTGCTGCACCCCCTGTAGCACCCCTCGCACCCCCGGTTGCTGCACCCCCGGTTGCTGCACCCCCGCCGCCCCCGCCCCCGGTTGCTACGTTCCCGCCCGAAGGTTGGACGACACATCCAACGGCTCCGGGATACTTCTACATGGGCCAAGAAGTCTTGAACGAAGCTGACCTTCGCGCCAGGATGGCTCCGCCGGCTGCGCCCCCGCCTCCGGTCGTTGCTGCGCCGGCTGCCGGTTGGCAGGCGGCTCCTGCTCAGCCTTGGACTGCGCCGCCGGCTGCAGGTCAGGTTGCTGCACCTCCCCCGGTCACTCCGCCGCCCCCGGCTGCGGTGGTTGCACAGCAAGCTTCCGCCCCTTGGAACCAGCCGAAGGCTTAATAAGACTGTCTGGTTAGCAAACTTGGCGTCAACCTCCGCGGCGGTTGACGCCTCTTTCTAGAGCGGTGGGACGGTTTGTGGTGTAGCCGTCGATCCTATTTAGGTCCTCATATTCGACTTCTGGCGGGGTTGAATTTTGAGTCCACCGCTCCAGTAAGAGGCGTATATGACAAATCCAAATGTGCGGCTAGCTACCAAGACACTGGCAGCTATTGAAGCAGCTATTGAAGCTGATCAAGGAGCCGCCTATCGCGGATGGCTTAGACGCATTTTGCCGCATATGAGCGATGCGTACCGCGAGGAAGAAGACGGATTTCGCTCGCATCTAGGTGCATCAGTAATTGGCAAAGAATGCCCCCGTGCCGTATATTATTCATGGCGCTGGTTCACACGTCCGCGTTTTATCGGACGGATGATACGACTCTTTAATCGTGGTCATATTGAAGAAGCTCGTATCATTGCTGCACTGCAATTAATCGGTATCCAAGTATATCAACAAGACGCAGAAGGTAATCAGTTCCGCATTCATCATGCCGGTGGGCACGTTGGTGGTGCAGGTGACGGTGTTGGCGTTGGCATCCCCGATCTTCCTGAAGGACAAGCGGCACTTCTTGAGTTCAAGACATATAACGACAAACAATTTGCCAAGTTGAAGCAAGATGGCGTTCGAGAAGCTAAACCTCAGCATTATACCCAGATGCAAATCCTCATGGAGAAGATGGGGATACCAGTCGCACTATACATTGCAGTGAATAAAAATGATGACGAATTTTACGCGGAGATAATTGTACTCAACCGTTATCACGCTGGTGAATATTTGAATTTTGGCGAATCTATTGTATTTGCAAAGAAAGCTCCTGAGCGAATTAGCAACACCCCTGGATTCTGGAAGTGTCGTTTCTGCGACGAACGCCCGCATTGTCATAAACTTGGCGGTACAATAGAAATAAATTGCCGTACGTGCATCAAAAGTGAAGCCTTGCCTGATGGGAATTGGTTGTGTAATATGCACAATATTACGCTCACAAAAGAGCAACAACTCAAAGGTTGTGGAGACCACATTCCCTTATGATTCTTCGCGAGTACCAAATAGAAGCGATCGAATCGCTTTATACCTATTTCAGAAGTGGTGGCAGAAACGGAGGGCCTGGAGGCAATCCGGTTATTGCTATGCCCACAGGAACGGGTAAATCTCTAGTTATCGCCGGATTCTTTCAGTCTCTGTTTAAGCAATGGCCTGATCAGAAAGTTATGTGCTTAACGCACGTCAAAGAACTTATTGCACAGAATTATGCAGAAATGTTGCAAGCATGGACTTTTGCGCCAGCTGGCATCTACAGTGCAGGATTAAAGCGGCGCGACACACGCGAACAGATTATCTTTGCAGGCATTCAGTCTGTCGCTAAGCGCTGGGCTGAATTTGGTCGTATTGACCTTGTGGTTATCGACGAAGCACATCTGGTAGGTCCCGATGAAAAGACTAGTTATCAATCCTTTCTTAAAGGGCTTCGCTCTGTCAATCCTAATCTTCGGGTCATTGGGCTTACCGCAACCCCTTATCGCTTGGGTTATGGCCATATTGCAGACGGTGAGCTTTTCGACGATGTATGTTTTGACATCACAGGGATGGAGGCATTCAATCGCCTCATTGCAGAGGGGTACCTTTCACCCCTAATCCCGAAGCCTACAAAGATTGAACTTAATGTAGAAGGTGTTAAAAAGACTGGTGGTGATTACAACGGTAAAGAACTTCAAATTGCGGTTGATAAGCAAGAAGTTACCTATGCTGCACTCAAAGAAGCTTTGGCGGTTGCACACGATCGCAAGCATTGGCTGATCTTTGCTTCTGGTATCGAGCATTGCGAACATATTGCAGAAATGATGCAAGGTTTTGGTGAGACGTGTCTTGCTATTACGAACCGTACACCTGCCGCGCAACGTGACGAATATATTAAGAAGTTTAAGAGAGGGGAAGTCCGTGCACTCGTCGCTAACAACATCCTCACCACAGGATTCAATTCTCCGTGGGTTGATTGCATTGTATGTCTGCGACCAACTACATCTAGTGTCCTTTGGGTACAAATGCTCGGTCGAGGGACCCGTCCCTTCAAGGGAAACGAAATCGACCCAACCCCGAAGCAGAATTGTCTTGCACTTGACTTTGCAGGAAATATTCGTAAGCTCGGACCTATTAATGATCCGGTAGTACCGCGCAAGCGCGGCGAGGGAGGAGGCGAAGCCCCCGTTAAACTTTGCGAAGTCTGCCCTCCGCCGGGTACCTGGAACCATGCTAGCGCGCGTCATTGCATTGCGTGCGGCCACGAGTTCCCAATTGCAGTTAAGATTAAGGTCACTGCAGATACTACCAATCTTCTTAAAGGCAACATGCCTATTGTCAAAGATTTTAAAGTAGAGCAGATCACTTACACAGCGAATAGAAAGGTTGGTCGCCCGCCTGTTCTAAAAGTGACGTACTATTGTGGTTTGAAAATGTTCAATGATTGGGTTTGCATTGAACATGAAGGTTTTGCTGGTCGCAAGGCGGGTAAATGGTGGTCCGAACGAACAGACCTTCCTTTTCCTGCTACAGCACTCGAAGCATTAGAGAATACAGACTCGTTGCCGTCACCAACACATATTAAGGTGTGGTTGAATACGCAAGACGAATATCCGCAGATTCTGAAGTATTGTTTTGATGGGACTTGTTTTGGGACGCAATCGCCAGATGATGATTTACCAACGGTACACTCCGATAAACCAAGCAACCCCGTTAAACCTTCTTTGGATGAAGAGATTCCATTTTGATGCAATTTAGAGCTTGCGCCCACGGGCTACTATGTTATAATGGGTGCACACAAAGCGGAGGTAACTCTCGTGGATAAGCTTTATTACAGGACGGTCGAAAGTCGCCCCGACCCTAACGATCCGTTGCAGATTCCAGCCTTCCTGGACCGGCGCGAATACGTTGAGGAAGATGGCGAGCTTATGCTCGTGACAAAAGATCTCACCTACATGCATAACGAGATCAATGGAATTGGACAACGTATCTGGGCACCTATGCGTAAGATTGAAGATATCGTGCGCAAGAAGCAGGTTGACCTTCAAATTTGGGTTGACGAGCCTAACCAGATGGTCCAAGTAGTAACCACAAAGAAGGAATATCTGCAGAGATTCGACAATTTCGCCGAGTTCATGAAATTTCATGATTTTGAAGATTTCCCTTTCGTTCGCAGTCTTAATGCAGGTGGAATGACCTACATTGAAGTGAAGGCACCCAACGCATTGACTGGTCTTTCTGACGAACTTAAAGACCTCGACCGACCGAAGGTGGAAACTGTTGAACAGAATGGTGTGAAACGTCCGAAGGCAAATTCAGTGACAGGTATTGCGTGGGCAATGTTTGATACGATGGATGTTGTTGCAAATGATTATCCTGTCGTCTTCGAAAAGCTCAAGACGAATGGTATGAACCCGTCAACGATTCGTACGCAGTTTGCGCATTGGAGGAAGTTTAACGGTATTTCAAAGTAGCCGTAAAGAATTTCGTGATTGTCACGAAATTGTGCTTGCGTGGGTCGCCCGTTCCATGTTAGTACAATGCAACGCCCGATCGGGTAACAATTATCGAAAGAGGAGTCAATCATGAGCGAGACCAATCCGAGTGCTGTTGTGGATACCGAGGCCGACAAGGCCGCTAAGGCTGCCAAGAAGGCTGCCGACCAGGCTGAGCGCGCCCGCGTAGCTGCCGAGAAGAAGGCTCAGAAGGACGCTGAGAAGGCTGAGAAGCTTGCGAAGCGCGAGGCTGACAAGGCTGCCAAGATCCAGGCGAAGAACGATGCCAAGGCCGCTGCGGAAGCCGCCAAGCAGGCGTCGAAGCAGCCCGAGCAGAATGGCGTCCGCCGTCCGAAGCCGGAGACCACCTGTGGCAAGTGCTGGGCCGTCTATGACCGCCTGGCTGGCGAGCGCGGTGGCGTTGCGGCGATCGGCGATGCGAAGCCGGAGCTCGAGGCGATGGGCATCAACGATGCGACCATCCGCACGCAGTATGCTCATTGGCGCAAGTTCAATGGTATCACGGGTCGCGTTGAGTCGGTGAACAAGCCGGTCGAGGCTGCGCCCGTCCAGGCTTAAAGGTCCGGAGCTGCACATCCAACCCCGCACGGGAAACCGTCGCGGGGTTGAGGTGTCAGGTGAACCCGGATTGTGTCCACCGCTTAGTGTGACGGCGATAGTCTTCGGACGATAGCCCAACCGAGTAGCGTGCGACCTTCCCGGGGGATCCTTCTAAGGCAGAGCAACCCCGCAACCTGCCGATAACGTGCGAGGGACTATGAATATACAACCCATCGAACGACGGGTTATGGACCCATCTGGTACGCTGGACGTCCATTCTATCTTCTATACCTTCCAGGGTGAAGGACCATTTGCCGGGACGCCTTGCGTCTTTGTACGCCTCGGAGGTTGCAACCTCCAATGCCCCGACTGCGATACAATCTATACTGACAAGCCGGGTGACAAATACAAGCGGCGTCTCTATACAGCGCACGAACTTGTCAATGCAGTAGTGAACGATTATCCCGTCTTAACCACCAGTTCAAAACTTGTCGTTATTACAGGGGGTGAACCGTTTCGTCAAAATCTGTCACCGTTCATTGTGCTTATGCTCCGGGCTGGTTTTTATATACAGATCGAGACTAACGGTAGTTTTTCGCCCGCGTATGCTCCGGATGATTACCATTTACCGTGGTTCAATCACAATACCTACGAGCGTAAAGGCGTCTATGTCGTGTGTTCACCAAAAACAGGAAAAGTTAACAAACACACCGAAATTGTCGCTTGCGCCTACAAATACGTGATGGCTTACGATTCCGTCGATCCGGAAGACGGATTGCCAATCTATGCGCTCTCGCATGATACCGGCAGGCGTGTTGCCAGACCGCCACAAGGCGTGCCGGTGTACCTGCAGCCGATGGACCACGAGTTCACAATCAACAGCTCTAGGAAGCATTGGGTATCAGAGAGCTTGCGCATCGCCGAAATTTCTGAACAGAACCGTCGTTCGCGCCAAGCCGTTCTCGAATCGTGTCTCAAACACGGTTACATTTTCCAACTACAAATTCACAAGTTCGTAGGAGTTGAATAATGGATAAAGCTCTAGTTGTCCTTTCGGGTGGCCAGGATTCCACCACTTGCCTCTACTGGGCTATTCATAACGGTTTCAAAGACATCCATGCGATCACATTTGACTACGGTCAGCGGCACCGACTAGAGATTGAAGCGGCCAAGAAGATTGTTGTGATGGCAAATAACTACGCCAAGGTCACGCACGAGATTATCCCAGTACCTAACTGCCTGCGCAGTATGTCGCCCCTGACCAGCAATAATGACCTCGAACGGTACGACAACGCGGAACAGATGGAGAAGGTTATCGGCAATCGTCGGGAACTGACTTTCGTACCGATGCGCAATGCATTGTTTCTCACGATTGCTGCAAACCGCGCTGAAGCATTAGGTTCCACTGCAATCATTACCGGCGTTTGTCAGATGGACAACGCCAATTACGACGATTGCCGCGAGGTGTTTATCAACGCCACGCAGCATTACATCAACACTGCTTTGGGGCATGACCACAGAGGCACGCCTCCAATTCATATCGAAACGCCGCTCATGTTCCTCGACAAGGCTGCGACGTGCAAGCTTGCTTTCAATCTGCCTGGTTGTTGGGATGCGCTAGCCTACAGCCATACGAGCTATGACGGTTGCTACCCGCCCACCGACATGAACCATGCCAACGTGCTCCGCGCGGACGGCTTCGAGAAGGCCGGTCTGCCTGATCCGCTAGTTCTGCGTGCCTGGAAGGAAGGCCTTATGCAACTCCCGGCCAGCAGCAATTACGACCCGTACCGCAGCACGCTCGCAAGCGCGTATACGCGTTAAGGCGCTACCCTACAAACCCCGCCGCGCAGTGTTACCAAAGCGCGTGCGGGGTTGCTACCCAACGGCACCGCAACGCACGGCTAAGGTCTGATAATATGCCTGTTCAACGTTCAGTCAAACACTATCTCCCGGGTGATATCTCCTCTACGGTATTTCGCCAATGGCGTGCCGACAGCCACTGTAATCAGCTGCACGGCTACTCGCTTGGCATCCGCATGGTCTTTGAAGGCGAAGTTGACGATAAACATTGGGTCGTTGACTTTGGATCTCTTAAACAGATCAAGAAGAAGTTTGAATGGTGGTTTGATCACACAACGATCGTTGCTCACGACGATCCTAAACTTCATGTATTTTATGGTATGGCTAAAGAAGAATTGATCCAACTCCGGGTCACTGAAGCGGTTGGTTGCGAATACTTCGCGAACCTTTGCCGGGACGAAGTGAATTGGTGGTTGCAATCCAGTCCTTACGACGGCCGTGTTCGCCTGGTTGAATTGTACCTGTACGAGCACGAAAAGAACGGCGCATACGCCGCAATCTAGGAGTAAATGATGAAGTGTACTATATCAGCTAACGGCGTTTGCTTGTATCAGATAGGCCACACAGGTTGTGAACATAGGTGCTACCATAACCCTCCGGTTGGGCTGAGCTGGGATTCTAAGCTCGCTTTGCTCGAGCCTCTTTACAAACAGATTATCGAAACCCTCGACCCTAAGCCCGAGCGCTCGGGACTGGCAGAGACACCTCTGCGTGTTGCCAAAGCCTGGCAACATTGGGTCGGGGGTTACGACATCAATCCCGAAGATCTCATCAAGGTGTTCGATGATGGTGCAGAGAAGTATGATGAAATGGTCATTGTGCGGAATGTTCCGTTTTATTCGCATTGTGAGCATCATTTCGCGCCGTTCTTTGGAAAGGCCACCGTCGCCTATATACCGAGCAATCGTATCATTGGGCTGTCTAAGCTGGCCAGGATCGTTGACGCCTACTCCCGACGTTTCCAATGTCAGGAACGAATCACGGTGCAGATCGCAGACTTGCTGCAGAAACTAGAGCCTGTCGGTATCGGCGTCTATTTGCAGGCGGAACATCTGTGCATGTCAAGTCGCGGTGCCCGTGTCCATGGAAGTGATACGGTTACCACAGCGTTCCGAGGTGCCTTGAAGGAACAACCTATGGCACGGGCGGAGTTCTTGGCGCTATGTAAATAGTCGTCATGAAAAAATTGAAAATGTGCTCATGAAAAATTTGGAAAGGAAATTCAATGTCTGATAAATCTTCATCATCCGGCATCGGTGTTCTCGGTCTGCTTGGTGTCGTGTTCGTCACACTAAAGCTTACTGGTTACATTGATTGGTCGTGGTGGTACGTCACAATGCCGTTTTGGGGCGGATTCGCTCTGTTTATGGGCATCCTTGCCATTGCTGCGGTTATCATATTGATTCGAGCACTTTTCGGTTCAACAGCTCAGCGCTTGCGTCGTTGGTAACGAACGCGTATACTGCAGCATGCACATCTACATGGCCGCAGTATACACTAACGCCTACAAACCGGGCCAGGGTCGTTATGAAAAGCTTAACGACCGAGAGAGGCAGATTGTTGAAACCATCCCCCATATTCTTGAATCTTGGCATTACGTCGGAAGACAACGATTCGTTGATGAAATGCGCGCCGATGGCGCAAAAGTATTCTTGGACTCAGGTGCCTTCTCTATGTGGAGTCAGGCCAAAAAATACGGAACTAAACTCGACCTTAACGTCGGAGAATATTGCGACTATATTAATCGAAATCGAGACATACTTCGTGTCGAAGATGGCACCCTTATGGCGTCAGTGTTGGACGGCATCGGCGATCCGTTGCAGACCTATCGCAACCAACTTGAGATGGAAGCTTACGGCGTGAAGGCTCTGCCGTGCTTCCATTTTGGTGAAGACGAACGTTACCTCGACTATTACTTGAACGCGAAAGAGGACGGCAAGACCAAATACGACTACATCACAATTGGAGGTATGGTTGGAAAGACCAAACAAGAGCTCATCACATGGCTCGATCGAATCTTTGATCGTTACATCATTGACGGCACAGGCAAGCCTCGCGTCAAGCTACATGGATTCGGTATTACAACTGTGTCTATTATGGAACGATACCCTTGGTATTCCTGCGACTCATCTTCTTGGATTCAAGGTGCTGCCTTCGGAACAGTTGTCCACCCGCGAATTGGAGCTCTTTCTGTCTCGACCAAGAGTCCGTCCCGCCACGATCAAGGGCGCCACGTTTCCACGTTAAGTCCTATTGAGCGTGAATATGTAGAGCGCGAGTTTGAGAAGCAAGGGTTCACGTCTGAACGTCTTTCGACAGTGTACGAATCACGTGCGGCCTATAATTTGTGGTCGTACTGTGAGCTTAACCACAGCATGAGCCAGGAGCAGGCGACGAAAACCCAAATTATGGAGTTGTTCTGATGCCTAAATTCACTATGCCGGTTCCTCTCGGAGAAGAACTTGGGAAGTATGTACCGGAACATTTTCTCCGCTGGCGGTCGCTTGAATCAAACGAAGTGCCACCTACGTTTCATCGCGTTCCAATGAATGATGACCGTCGGCACAATTGCCGCAGTCATTGTTTCTGTAAACCTGAATTGAATCAGAACGGTGTCTGGATCCATAATGCTTTCGACGGTCGCGAAGACTATGAAGAAGGCTACAGGAAAAAGAACTAATGCTTAAAGAACTGAAATTTGTTCAGGGTGCGGTCGCTAAGAAAGACCTTATTCCAGGCATGACGCATTTCTGTATCGAGAAAGGCGTTATTCGGTCTTACAACGGTAATCTAGCGCTTAGCTCGCCTATCGCGTTTGATATCGACTGCAAACCTAACGCATCGCAGTTAATTAAAGCTATCTCGAACTGCAGCCCCGAGCATGTGGTCACCATTAGCATGACGGCAGCCGGCCGTCTAAGGATTCAAAATGGCCCTTACAGAGCACTCGTCGATTGCATTGATGAGGAAACACCTCATGTCAAACCAGAAGGAGATATCGTTCAATTCGATGGCGCGGCGGTCAGGCGCGCTTTTGAGAACTTGTTACCTTTTGTCGGGGACGATGCGTCGCGACAGTGGACGAACGGTATTCTATTGCACGCCAATTCAGCCTACGCGACAAACAATGTCATTATTTGCCAGTTTTGGCTTGGTGCTCCAATACCACTCACCCTCAACATACCGAGTGCTGCGGTTAGGGAATTTCTCCGAATCGGGGAAGACCCGACGCATGCCCAAGTCACTGAGAGCTCCATTACATTCCATTTTTCCGACGGACGGTGGATTCGTTCAGGACTTTGGGAAACAAAACAAGACGTCATTACCAAAGTCCTCGAATCGTGTCACGGTAATCCAGTCGACATTCACAACGGATTCTTTGAAGGATTAAAATCGATTAAGGCGTTTACCGACAAAATTGGAAATGTGTACTTTAAGGATGGCGAGCTTATGACGCATCTAGACGAGACAGGTGCCAAATTTAAGCTTGACAATTTTCCGCATACCGGCTGCTATTCGCTTGAGATGCTCGAACTACTTGAAGGCGTCGTAGAAAAGATCGATTGGAGTACGTATCCTAAACCTATAGTATTCCAGAGCAAAGAGCTTCGCGGAGTATTGAGCGGTCGTATGATGCCAGGCGAGCAGCATCTTGAAGCGAGCTGATTCATACGGTTTCTTTTGGAAAGACCTTCCACCTGAAAAGAAACCTAGCGCTGAAAAGGTCAAGCGGATAGCACCCGAACCTACATGGTTGCGGGATGATTATCTGCCTGGGCTTGAGGAAGCAAGAAGGTTCCCAATACCTTTTATGACTGATGAAGATCTGTTGCATTCTAAGGCAACAGACGATCGGTTCTTGTATGATACAGAATGCTATGCCAACTATTGGTGCGGAATTGTCCGTTCCCTAGCTACAGGGAAAATTCTTATATTCGAAAAACGCGAAGGTGAAATCGGTCTTAATGACGATGATAAATTCCGTTGGATTCTAGATAATATTTGCCTCGTTACTTTCAACGGCATTCATTATGATATGCCCATGACCGCGCTTTCGCTTGACGGCGTAGAGTGCGACGTGCTAAAGCAAGCTAGCGACGATATTATCGTTAATGACGTCCCAGGCTGGGCTATCCTTAAACGCCACAAGGTTCAGAAACTTGCGGTTGACCACATTGATTTAATGGAGGTTGCGCCGCTACAGGCCGGCCTCAAAACTTATGGAGGGCGAGTCCATGTGCCACGTATGCAAGATCTGCCGTTTGCTCCTAATACCGTTTTGTCGGAAGATCAGATTGCAATTGTCCGATGGTATTGTGTTAACGATACGACGTCCACCGGCTTTGTTCACGAAACTTTACGTGAAGCTATCGATCTGCGCTACCACCTCACGAATGAATATAAGATAGATCTACGTAGCAAGTCTGACGCCCAAATTGCCGAGGCCATTATCGGCAGCGAGTACCAGCGGCTAACGGGCACCCGTGCGCAACGCCCTACAATTGACCCCGGAACGGTTTACCGCTACGAGAAACCCGCCAACCTTAACTTCCAGACTCCGCTCATGCGGAGTGTTCTCGATGCCATCTGTAATGCCGACTTTGAGATTGGCGCAGATGGTACCGTTACTATGCCTCCAATTATCGGTGCATTGGAATTTAAGATTGGTGAGTCCACCTATAAGATGGGCATCGGCGGGCTGCACTCGAAAGAGAAGAAGGCAGCACACAAATCTGATGCTTTCTACCAGTTAGTCGATAAGGACGTAGCATCATTCTATCCGATGATCATTCTTAACAACGGGTATTATCCACCTCACCTCGGGCCGGTATTTCTACAGATCTATGGCGGTATTACCAAGCGGCGCCTTGCTGCTAAAGACGCGGGCAACAAACCTACCGCAGATTCGTTGAAGATTGTTATTAACGGAACATACGGTAAGCTTGGAAGTGTCTGGTCGATTGTGTATGCACCGAAGCTATTGTTCCATACAACCATTGGCGGCCAGTTGTACCTGCTAATGCTTACCGAAGCGCTCGAGCTGGCGGGCATCCCTGTGGTTAGCGGCAACACAGACGGCATTATGATTAAATGTCCGCGTCATCTTCTCGACAAGATGGAAGAGATTGTGAAGTGGTGGGAAGATACTACCGGATTCAAGACGGAAGGTAAGAACTACGCTGGTATTTACAGCCGCGATATCAATAATTATATTGCAGTTTCGGAGCCTGACAAGAAGGGCGAAATCACTATCAAACACAAGGGAGCATATTACAACCCTTGGGACGATCCAAAAGAAAACAAAGAATTCCGGCTAAAGAAGAACCCTGTAACCACAGTGTGCATTGCAGCCGTGGATAGGTACCTTATCGACGGCATACCAGTCGAACGGAGTATTCGAGAATGTAAAGACATGCGTAAATTTATCCGCATCCAAGGTGTTAAAGGTGGTGCCGTTAAAGACGGAGAATATCTCGGCAGCCAGATCCGTTGGTACTACAGTACCGAAGAACGAGGCAAAGAAATCGTCAGGGCTAGTAACGGACATCTTGTTGGCGCATCTACAGGAGGTAAGCCTGCAATGCAGTTGCCTGAGTCATTGCCTGATGATATTGACTACGATTGGTATATCAACAAGAGTAATAAAATGCTCAAAGAAATCGGTGCTGTCGAGTAAATTTCCTTGCAGATTGCACTTTACATTCGTTAAGTAATACCCTATATGTATTTGCAGTGGGCCGTGGGGCTCGCGCAACTCAGGAGGGTAAATCATGGCCAAAGATGTAATGCCCTGGAACAAGATTGCGATTCCGGGCACAATCGATGCGAATACGCTGGAGAAGCAAATCGAGGATACAGTCCTCGAGATCTTGCAGCTTCCAATTCGTAACGCAATCCGCCAGGCGTTTGTCAAATCAATGGGCAGCGCTGCTCGCGGCCCTGTTGATGAATCAATCAAGCCTCCGAAGGAAGGCACCAAGTGTGCAGCCATTTGGGGCGAACTCGACGGCATGCGGCGAACGGGAACAATCCCGAAGCTCGAGAATATCATGACCGCCGCCCAGGCGAAGGGCTGGAATCCTGCGACTACCAAGACGCAGTATGCGACGTGGCGCCGGTACCACGGCATTCCTGCGCAGCAGAAGCAGATGTCGCAGGCTGCCTAAGTAATATGATGCGGGCGGTAATTCATACCGTCCGCATCATTTACAGGATATTGTAATGCGAGTCCCAGCCCATGCGCCGAAGTCCTGAGCCACCCGCATAGGGCGTGAGCGGAGGACCGATCTTGTAACACGCATCGAACGTCAAGGCTGCACCGTTGCCATTGAAGGTCTGTGAACCGAACGTTGTAGCGACGTTGACACACCATCCGTTGAATGCCACATCAATCGGCGACGACATGACGCAGCCAATGTGCTTCGAGAAATGGCCGATCGTGCTACTCGAATAGTACGAATAGCCGAAATTTCCACTGAAGTCGCAACCGAAGTAGTAATTCTCGAGAACGCCGGAGCCGTTAATGACGCTGAACGGCGTCACCCAAGGTTGGCCGTTCGGCCCCAGGACTCCGCAGTCGTCGAACTTCACTCCAAAATACCAGTTGTTGCCGAAGTTCTGCATGCAAGACTGATAGCCCCAAAAGAAGCAGTCTCGATAGCGACCGTCATTTCCCCGATTCTCGATCGCAGTAGCGCCGTACCAAATGGTGACGCGATCCATGAACATGCAGACATTGTTGGCGACCTTTGTGACAGGGTTCACCGCTGTGCACGCCTGATGACCGATAATGACCACATCGCTTACGAGATGGTTCGCGCCACCAAAAACGAACGCCGTCCTGTCACCGATCGTCTGGAAGATCGTCGCCCAGTGATCGCCCTTGATTCCGAGGCATCCGTAAAGCTCGACCGTCGTGCCGATCAGGTATGCTGCACCATCGCCGGGGAAATAAAGGAGCCCACGGCCGCCATGGTTGTTGAATAAATAGTTAGCATGGGCCTGGATGGCTGCGGAGCAATCTGTTCCGGGAACTGCAGCGGGGCAGCCGTTCGCTGCAATCGTGACGTCGCGCATCTTAGAATCCAGACCTAAATGTTATTACATCAGGATGCGATTCAGCAAGAATCTCAGTTGCATCCTCTTGGTAATTTAACCAGGCGCATTTAATTACACCTGCAACGCGACGAACGAAGACCATAGGTTCCGTCGCGTTGGCGTAAATTTCCATCATTTCTTCTTTAGACATTATTACCTCCGTGACCACAAGAATCCGACGCTGAATACAGTGTATGCGTCTATTGTGACGCTAGCTCTAGAAGCTATAAGGCCTGCAGCACTCGTTCTGATCTCGTTTTTGCTACCAGTGAGCACGCTAGCTACTTGTGAGAAAACCACAGACGTTGGATATTCATCCGTTTCGTCGGGACAACAAATGTAAACACCATAGATGGCGGCAGCATCTTGCATGACGACCAAAATCTGTGCGCGCACCGAGAAGTTAAGCGGTACGGACAACGCATCGGTCCTGCGAGCTGTTGTGAGCGTGTTCGCAAGAGAAATATCTTGACGTTTGGCCTTCCACGTAAATTGCAAGCCACCGCCTTCAAGTTCATAAGTATTGAACGTGACAATAAGGCCACCGCTACGTTTAAACCATCCAATTTTACGATAGTACGTGTAGTTGGCTGGCAGCGTAGGAGTTGCTGAAGACGTTGCCTCGTATCCGATATCGACTACATCGGTATCGCTTCGCGCAATAGCCCAGATGTTATAATCTGTATTGGAGATCGCGCCGCTAAGCAATCCGCCGTTACCTGTTCCAACAGCCCAGGCCGCATCTAGCCTTTTTGTAATTGCCGCAGCGAGCACAATCGGATAGACTCCTGTGCTATCAGAACAACTTCCCGGATTAATATCAATATCGTTCGTAGGGTCACCTGCGTTATTATCGTATGTAAATCCTTGAATATGACCAGGAGGGAAATTGATAGCAGTCGATGCAGGGATAAACTTGTGGCTGGCTGTATTAATTCTACCGACTGTGATGTCGCTAGTCCCGTCATATAATTTCTTAGTATGAATACCGGCAGCGACATCGTCTTCGTCAACCCAAAAGCCGAATTCCAAGAAAGGCGGACGCGTCGTACCGAGCCCCATCTTACAGGCAAGCTCAAGTGCATCAGCAGGCGTACCAACGTAAATGGTCAGTGGCAGATCGCCCTGTACCCAACTCTCAGCGTTATTGCTATTCGTAGAATAGACAACGCTACGCGTTAAAGTTGCAGGAGGACCTTCACCATAGACTCCGCCGAAATGATATTCGCATTTCGTCTCATCCGCATTTCGCACAATGTAGAATGGACTATCACCTGTACTGAATTCATCAGAAAACGGACGATAACCTTCGTTCTCGCCTGCCAATACGTAATCGATAATACCGAGCGTCTGGCTCGTCTCGAGAATATCATTAGCATACGTGCGTCCGGGCATGACGAGCTCCTATTGAATTTCTTTGAGTGCAAGTGCAACATTCCAGGTACGTTTGGAATTATGCCACATGCTCTGAAGTTTGAACGGTACCGATTCAGCGAACAAGGCGTGAACCGTCATAATATGCCAATCGTCGTCAGCACCGGGGTTAGCGCAAAATACAAAATCTTTAGACTTGCCTGAATAACGGGCGAGCTTGTAGAGATAGTCTTTCACATCATCATACGCAACTGCGGAAATCGGAAAGACATAATTCCTTGTGGTCAAGCCACGTTCTTCTGCAAACACACTATTGAAGTCTGTGATAATTAACTCATCACGAGACGCAATTTCCATACCGAAGCTTGTATCTATTCCTCGCTCAAATTGAAATTCAGTATCAAGAAGTAAACGTCCAAGTTCAGCGTTAGTAGCACCAACGTCAAAATCAGAAAGCAGAATCTTCCAGAATTTATAGGTTGTAGGATTGGTGAAACGTGCAATACCGGTGAACACTGCGTGATCTTCGTCAACAGGTTTGCCACCAGCAGGCCAAATAGAAACTTCACCTGAATCAAAAGAAGGCGTCGCTAATCCACTCAATGTAGCAGAGGCATAAAATTGAACTGTTGAAAAATTTGGATTAACAAACGCAGCTGAGTTAATCGCCTTTGCTGTTTCCAATTCAACAATAATATATTCGCCAACAATAGATTGCGCACGCCAGACTTTGAAAGGGCGAATATTCAACAAGAAGCGGCCAGGCAAAGTGTTGATCTCTGAACTTACTGAAAGTTCAGCTCTATTAATCTCTCTTGAACTGATAATAAGACCTTTTTGGGCCACCATTTATCTATCCCCACCAAGTCATAGTTACTTGGCTCGTACCACGAGAATCGATTCCTGCGCATAGTAGCGGCTTCGCACTACCGAAGTCAAGGACAGATTCACCATCGGTCAACGTGACTGTTCTTCCAAGCAAATCAATATTAGGATCAATAACCATTGTCCAACGGTAAAGCGCGCGAGGAACGGAAAGTAAGGTCTGCTGACGAATTGCTTCTGCCTGTGCATCACTCTCAAACCAGAAATATCCTTCGAGCGTAACTATAATACTTCGTTCGTAACGAGTCTTGACATACGCTGTCGTATGCGACGCGTATTGAGACTCCATCTTAAGAATTTCGCATTCTTCAGGATCGTCAAGAACTATACCAACAAGATCATTACGGTCTTGAGGATCGTAATTCTTCTGATAACCGATCTTTGTTCCCTGTCTCGGAATGGCTCGGGCGAGCATGACAGGATTGCCCATACCTTCCGAACCAAGTGCGATATTAGTAACAGAACCAGTGCTTAGATCACGAACATAACCAATCGCCATCTGTCCTGTAGAAGGACGGAAGAAATAGAACCCTAATACGCCGCGAAGGATCTCAGCAATAGCGTCAGCTTTCTTAGTAGGCGTTTTCGTGTGGTAACCACAAGTAGCGGAATGTCGGATATTGAAGGTATTAAAAGATACCGACTCGATTTGAATATTCGGATCTAGTTTTGCCTTGCCGTATGCGCTAGCAATGCGTCGCACAATATCGGCGCGCCGTATAGGGGTTGTGAATCCGTAACTAGTGTACGAATCGCCTTTGACGTCAACACGAATACCTTTCGAAATATCAATATTCGCAGCCGCGCAAGAATGGGCCAAGCATGTGGCGTATTCACTAGAGGGAATAAGTTCAGCATCAATAGCCGCGACAAATTCTTCATACGTGGCGTAATCTTGGAAGAAATCCAACGACGTGCCACCATGTTTAAACGCCATACATTCAGCTGACGCTGTAAAACTCCATTGATGAATTCCGCGGACAGAATCAATCAACACAGGCGCTACATTTTTACACCATCCAACGGTATAAGGTTTCCACTGTTTGTTAAGACGCGGATCACCGCCTAGGCCACCAGATCCGTCATAATATTCATCATGGATTAGTCCTTCAAGAGGCCAATTTACTCCACGAAGTAAGATAGTTTTGTATTTTGAATTACCGATGAATTCAGCTGCGGTGAACTTGCCCGCAACTGTCCAATCTTCAAAACGCTGAGAACGGTAACCTGTCAAAATATCAACAGGTGCTTGATCCCAGACATAATTGAAGTACGGAGAAAGTTCGTTATTTGGATCAGCAAATTCAATCACACCTTCATTGCTGCTATATGATGCGATAGGATCAGCGGTGTTGAACAATTCACGTTTGAAATTCAAAGATGGAACCATACGTGATTCAATCGGCGTATTTGCCGGCGTATCGTCAACTGCAGAAGAACGATCTAAGGTTCCGCCGGGATAGATAGTTGTGCGCCCACCATGAGAATTCCAACTCAAGCCTGGACGTACACCTACGTAACCGTAGGGTCCGTGAATAGAACGCAGTGACGGGTCTTTGGGTTGACAACGAACAATATAATCTTTATTGGCGTTCTCATCAAAAACCAGAGGGTCAAAACCTACATTCCAGGTCCAACCTGAAGTCGGTCTTCCCATTCGCCCAAGAGGGGGCGATTTATATCTAAGTGCCTTGATGACCATTATCAACCGCCAACCTTGGCAAGAAGACGCGTCATGAGGGCGCGCAGTTCAGCGTTCTCTTGCATAGTTTTCGTGAACAATGCCATGATTCTTTCAGTGCCCACAGTGTCCGCCGGTGCATTGCTATTGGCAGGTATCACCCCGGTCTGCTCAATTGTCTTAACTGTGCCGCGCAGAGCCTCGAGATCGGAAATAAGTTGATCGCGGACCTTATTAGTGATCTTGCCACCGCCGCCGTAAGTCTTAGCAAACTCAGCAAACGCAGCGCCACCCTCCAAGAAGTCTGCGATGTCTTCTTGGTTATACGTCGAAAAAGCCTGAGCACGCAATTGCTGATAATTGGCATCAAGATTGTTCAGCTGACCGACATTATTGACGTTAGCGAGGTCGCCGCCAGTCAAACGCTGCAACAGGCTTTCGATTGAATCAATGCTATTCTTAGCAGCCTGCTTGATAGCTTCAAGAGCGCTGTTGGCCTGCTCGTTGTATTCCTCAATCATCTTGTTGCGGCGCATAAGGTACAATTCTTCAAGCTTGTTGCGCTGGTCAAGATAGCCAG